AGTAGGGCCTTGGATAGTGGGGAATTTGTTAGAGGTTTGTTTAATTAGATAAAAAAAGTAAAATGAGTAACCAAATAGTTATAACAAGCGGAGCCAAATTAAGGGACTTAGACGACGTTATCGTAGGAACCGACGGTATATTATCGTCCGTAGCCTTTAACGTCGCTAATGGGGTTCCTAGGCTTGATGAGAACGGTAAAATTCTAGTAAGTCAGTTACCTAATTCGGTTATGGAATTTAAAGGAGTTTGGGACGCCGCTACTAATACGCCTACTTTGGTTAATGGAACGGGTAGCGCGGGGGACGTTTGGTTATGTAACGTTGCCGGAACTGTAAACTTCGGGGCCGGCCCGATTGCTTTTGCCGTTGGCGACTACGCAGTTTATACGGGGACCGTTTGGGCTAGATCGTCGGGAGCGACGGGGACAGTAACTTCGGTAGGAGTATCTAGAGACGGAAACGCTTTAACTATTACCGGTTCTCCCGTAACTTCAAGCGGAACGATTAATCTAGGTTTTAGCGGGGATAATACACAGTACATAAATGGAGCGGGAAATTTGACTACATTTCCGACTTTGATTACTAGCATAGGTTTGACTATGCCGGCGGCTTTTAATGTCTCTAATAGCCCCCTAACGGCCAACGGAACGATAGGAGTAAGTGCGGCGGGATATGCTTCTCAATATATTAGAGGAGACGGCACTTTAGCCGACTTCCCTACTAGCGGAGGAGGCGGATCTTCGGTTTCTTACTATTTTAATGGAGGAACTAGCCAAGGTACAATAGGGGGTACTACTTATTACGAAATGAGTAAGACGGCCGATACGGGAACGGGAGTAGACTTTAATAAAACGGGAGACGGATTTATAGTAGCGTTTTTAACGGACGCAAACGATCCTAACTTATTACAAATACCGGCGGGGAATTGGGACTTTGAAATTTACGCTTCTATGAGTTCTAACGGAGGTACTCCGGAACTTTACGCGGAATTATATAAATACGACGGTACTACTTTTACTTTAATTGCTACTAGTTCGCACGAAATTTTATACGACGGAGTTAATCTTAATTTATATTCTTTTGCTACGGCAGTTCCGCAGACTTCTTTAACGGTTACGGATAGATTAGCGATAAAACTTTACGCAGACAATAGCGGCGGTAAGACTACGACAATACATACGCAAGATTCTCATTTATGCCAAGTTATAACTACTTTTAGTACGGGACTAACGGCTTTAAACGGATTAACGGCCCAAGTACAATACTTTGGGACCGGAACGAGCGGAAACGATTTTAATATCGTTTCTAGCGTTGCTACGCATACTTTTAATATTCCTTCGGCTTCGGCTACGGCTAGGGGTTTAATTACTACCGGAACGCAAACGATAGCGGGAAGTAAAACTATAACGGGGACTACTACTTTTACGGGAGGTCCTATTTTATCCGATACTAATTTAACCTATGCAAATTCGGGTTATACTTTAGTATTACAGTCTCCGACTTTATCGGTTAATAGGACGGTTACTTTACCAAACGGAACGGGAACCCTAGCTTTAACTAGCGATATTTCTTATCCGGTAACTTCCGTATTTGGTAGGACCGGCGCGGTAGTAGCTACTAGCGGCGATTATACGACTACGCAAGTAACGGAAGGGACAAACTTATATTTTACGGACGCAAGGGCTAGAACTGCGATTAGTCTTACGACTACGGGATCTACGGGCGCTTCTACTTATAACAATACTACGGGGGTTTTAAATATCCCTAATTACGCGGATCAATACGTCGGAACGGTAACGAGCGTAGATATGTCAGTACCTACGGGATTAAGTGTATCGGGAAATCCTATTACTACGAGCGGAACTCTAGCGGTTACTTTAACTGCGGGCTACTCTATACCTACTACGGCTAATCAATCTACTTGGACAACTGCTTATAATAGAAGTTTAACAAGTGCGGCGGTTACGGGTACTACGACTAAGACTCTTACTTTGAATCAACAAGACGGAGGAACTATTACGGCTTCTTGGACGGATATTAATACGGACGCGGTTACTTCGGTGTTCGGTAGGACGGGAGCGGTAGTAGCGACTAGCGGAGACTATAATACGGATCAAGTTACGGAGGGAACTACAAATCTTTACTTTACTAATACAAGGTCTAGAGCGGCTATTAGTCTTACTACTACGGGGACTTCGGGAGCGGCAACTTATAATAATACTACGGGAGTTTTTAATATCCCTAGTTATGTAGGAGGGGTTACTTCGGTGTTCGGTAGAACGGGCGCAGTAGTGGCAACGGACGGAGACTATACTTTAACTTTATTAGGAGACGTAACTATTACTACTCCTAGTTCGGGCCAAGTATTAAAATATAACGGTACGGCTTGGATTAACGATACGGACGCAAATACGGGGACAGTTACTAGCGTTGCTATGACAGTTCCAACGGGCCTAAGTATTGCGGGTTCTCCTATTACAAGTTCGGGGACTTTAGCGGTTACTTTAGCTTCCGGATATGTTATTCCTACTCAAACTACTTTAGACGGTAAAGTACCTTATAGCGGAGCGACGGGCGCAGTAACTTTAGGGGCTTATTCTTTAACGGCTACGGGTATAACTGTTTCTAAATCTGCGGGGATTTCTACTATAACATTCCCGGCGGGAACTAATGATCCGGCTTATATTCAACACGAAGAGTCAACCGCTAATTTGGGAATAATGCGTTTTAGTGTTGGAGACGATAACGATACAAACGATTATTTTGTTTTTGGTAATACTGCTAGCGGATTTGTAGAGCGATTTAAAATAACCGCAAGCGGTATAGTTAATCTAGGAACTTGGCAAGCTACGGCAATAGCGGACGCATATATAGCAAGCGCGGCAACTTGGAACGCAAAACAAAGCGCAATAACTTTAACTACAACGGGTACAAGTGGGGCCGCGACATTTACTTCTAATACTTTAAATATTCCTAACTATTCATTTACGGAAACCGATACTTTACAAACTGTAATTTTAAGAAACGGGACAACAAATACGGGATTTACAATAGAAAATGCAAATAGTACTTATACTAATCCCTCTAGTACAAATGTGCCTATAATTTATATGCACAATACAAGTACTAGTTTAACTGCTCACGCTATTTTATCATTAAGAACTATGGGACCAACGGGAGGTAATCCATTTCTTTCGCTTGATATTGACGGCGTAATAGGTTGGCACGTTGGCGTAGATAATGCCGACGCAGATACATTTAAAATTGGTAAAAGCTGGTCAACAGTCGGAAATAATACTTATCTATCTATTACTACAAGTGGCAATACTACTTTCGGGGGGACTATATCTGCAACAAGCGCAGTATTTACACAATCTGCGGCGGCAAGTGTAAACGTAAATTCTACGGATACTACTTCTTATTCTGCTTTTTTCTTTAGCGAAAACGGTACTCCAAAATCATATTTGGAATATATAAATTCTGCATATACTACAACTGCAAGGAGAAACTATTTAGAAGTATTTAATAATGTAGGGGGAGTTTCACTTTGGACTAACTCTATAAAAGCGTTAGATATTAATACAAGTCAAGTAGCAACTTTTACAAGTAATCTAGGAATAGGAGTTACACCGAGTGCGTGGAATAGTATATACAAAGTAGTAGAAATAGGAACGGCGGCTATATTTGGTACTTCATCTTATAATAGTGCGGCATTTTCAACTAATGTTTTTTATAATGCAAGTAATTCGCCAAGATATATTTCTACTGATTTTGCTAATATGTATTGGCAAGATGACGGTTCTCATTTATGGTATAACGCCGCTTCGGGAACGGCGGGTGATGCTATTACTTTTACAACGGCAATGACTTTAAACGCTTCGGGAAATTTAGGTTTAGGAACTACTACATTAACTAATAGTACGGGATATAAGACGCTATCTTTAAATGGTTCAACGGGAGGACAATTAGCGTTTCAAACTGCGGACGTAGGTAAAGCCTTTATATACTCCAACTCTACTGATTTAAGATTTTATACGAATGGCGGCGCTTTTAGATTTGAAAATACTACGGGATTAGAGGTAGGTTACGCAACAAATCAAGGAGCATATAAGTTAGATATAAACGGAGCGGGTAGGTTTAGTGGGACATTAACGGTAAATGGAGTATCAACGTTAAAGTCGGCTACAAGAATAAACGACGGAACGAATGGAACTTCGCCTAAATTAATATTTGGTAATGAAGATGAAAGTACTTTAGGTTTTAAAGGTATATATCTTGAAACATTTTGGATGTATATTCAAGTACACTATAACGAAGGATTAAGGATTAAGGGTACTAACGGCGCGGGAGCTACTCAAACTTGCGCAACGTTTGCGGGTTCTAGTGGTAACTTTACAGCCCTAGGAGATGTAATAGCATATTCGGATTCTAGATTAAAAACAAATATTAATACGATAGATAATTCATTAAATAAAGTTTTATCTATGAGAGGTGTTAGTTATTATAGAACTGATGTAGAAACTGATAAAAAGAAAATAGGATTAATCGCGCAAGAAGTGGCTAAAGTTTTACCGGAGGTAGTTACAAAAAATGAAGACGGTATGTTTAGCGTTGCTTATGGCAATATTGTAGGTCTATTAATTGAAGCAATTAAAGAGCAACAAAAACAAATTAACGAACTTAAAAATAATAACTAATGCCACTCCCAAGTAGCGGAACTTTAGGAATAAATAGTATTAGAATTAGCGTTGGTATGCTTAGTACTAACGTTTCTTTGCGCCAATTAACTTTAGTAACTGCGGTAGGAAGTAACGGAGCGACTACTAATATTAGTAATTTTTACGGGTGGCACGGTTTCGGATATTATTATCCCGCTATCCCTTTTGGGAATTATTTTGATTTTGCATTAAACGGAGAATATTCTAATTACGGTCAAAATATTTGGGATTTAAGCGGTCAAGGTTTAAACGGTACTTTTGTAACGGGAACCGGAAACGGAACCCCTACTACGATAGATCAATATACTTCTACATTTCCCGGATATTTAACAATTCCGGGCGACACTCCGCAAAAATCGGTTAGGTTAGACAATGCTATAAAAATGGGTGGGACTGCAAGTTATACCGTTATTGTATGGGTAAGAGTGTCTTCTTTTACTTCAACTTTTCCGGGAGTAGTAGCGGCCGAAGGTAGATCGGGAAGTAATCCTATCGGTTGGAGTATGTACTTCGATAATTCGGGAGGTTATCATATAAATCATACTCGTTGGAGTGGGACAAGTGGAACCGGACAAACTACTACAATTACTTTCGGATCGGGAGGAGTTCCGGCTTTTGCGTTTGATACTTGGTATATGGTTACGGCAATTTACGACGGTGCTACAATGGGAATATATTTACATACCGGAGGGACAAGATACTTAACTACGGCTAGTAATAGTTATAATCTAGCTACCGACGCTTCTTGGAGTGCTTTTTTAGGGTTACGTTATAATAATTGGTTAAACGGTAGAATTGGCTATTATACCGTTTATGGATCGCCTTTACTAAGTGCTTGGGTAGATACTGCCTACGCCGCAACACGAATAAGATACGGAGTATGATAACAATAAACTTAAACATAATAAAAACAATAGTTAAGATAATTCTATTTTTAGTTTTATCTTATTTTATACTAAGTTTTAACGCTAATATTAGTTATAATAACTTTACTAGCCAAGACTCTACAATGGAAAACTTTTACCCTTAAAATATAAAAAATGAAAATTCAGCCTATTATAACTTGGCAAAATGGAGAACAAAAAGAAGCTAATAACTTTGTTTTGTCTAGTACTGCGGATAACTTTTTAAACGCCGCTACTTTTAGCTATCAATTACAAAATGTAAGCGAAACAATTATACCCGCTAACGAAACGGAACCCGAACAAATAATTATAAATACTGATATTTTAATAGTAGGCTATTTATCAATAACGGGCCAAGATTATATAGAGTGGGATTTAAGTAATAACGCTAACCAATGGGCCTACGATTGGGCGGCCGTTCAGTTAAATTTGGTTTTAATACAAGAATAACTTTAAATTTGTATAAAATAATTAACTTATGAAGTACGAAAAAATCGGGCAAGTAATTGCTCAAATTAACGCCGTAATCGGCAAACAAGAAACTAAGGTCCAAAAAAAGTTATTTAAGTTTGGCGAGAAGCTAAAAACTTATCAACAAGACTATGTTAACAAAGTCGAGGAACTTAGATTAGATAACGCCGCCGCAGACGAGAAAGGCGTTTTAATTACCGACGAGAAAGGGGAATATAAATTCGCTAAAGAAGGTCTTAAGAAATTAAGAGAAGACGTTAAGAAACTTAACGAAAGCGAGTTCGACTTTACTCCTATTGAGGTATTAAATCCTAAAGGATTAGAGGAGTTTCACTTCCTAAAAGATTGGGTAACCGGTGTAACTTTTGACGAAGAGGAAATAGAAGAGGAGTTATAGAATGAAAAATTTGTTTATAGTAGTATTGATTTTAGTAGTAGGGTGGCTATTATTTAGTCGCCCTACTGATTTTACGACAACTAGAACCGAAATAGACACTCTTTACAAGTACGATACTTTCAAGATCACAAAGAAAGGGAAGGACATATCTTACAAGGTTTTAGATACTGCCTACCTAGTAGACGAGGTCCACGATACGACCTTTATCCTTAAGGATTACGCCGAAGTAAAGGCCTATTCCGATACGATATTTAAGGACTCAAATAGATTCGTTATTAACGATACAATTTCCCGCAATAAGATCCAATCTAGGGGCTTCGAGGCCCTACTAGCCGAGAAAACGATAATTAGAAATAATTATATCTTTACTAAGGAGAAAGGCGCGCTTTATATAGGCGGCTTTACTTCCTACGATAGAAGAGACGGGAAACTAGGTCTAGGATTGGGGTTAAACTATAAAACGCCGAAAAAAGACATATTTTCTTTAGGGTACTCGACTAACGTAGTAACGATAGGGTATTCTAAAAAAATATATTAATGAGAGAGGTCTTACAAAATTTAGGGATAAATATAGGAATGAGCGTAGCGGGCCTATTTGGATCTATTCTTATGATAGGCAAAGATACTAAAATGGACCTTCGTAAGTCTATTACTTCAATATTTGCGGGGGTGGCCTCGGCTAATTATCTTACTCCGGTGGCCTCGGATTTATTCAGCGTTACAAAGGTTAACTATCAATTTTCAATAGCTTTTTTATTAGGGTTCCTAGGACTTAAAGGAGTCGAGTTAATGCTATCCAAAGTATTAAAGGATAAGCCGGCCCCTAAAAAGCCAATAGTAAAAAAGGCGAGAAAAAAGGTTAAGAAATGAACTTACAAGTAATTAAATATTATGTAATCGTTCTAGTCTCGGTAACGTGCGTTATCCTATCTATGTCCGCTTTAAAGGAAATAGAAATAGCCCAAAACAAA